TCGATACAATTGAATCTCTAGGAGTTCAAGAATATCTATTCTCGTGTATTGTAAGATACGATCAAGAGGATGTTGAACATATCATGAAAAACTTTTCAGAATACAAACTTGAAAATGAATTTGATACATTATTTGAAGAAATCTTTTTTGAAGAAGTTCATCTTGCTTGGTACGTTAGAGGAGGTTGTGATGAATAACCAGTATACAATGATATTCAAAGATGAAATACATCAAATTAGAACTCTAAATTCAAGCGGTAAACATCTATTTTTAGTTTTATGTTTGCATACCAAATTCGAAATTAAAGAAGAAGAAAGCAAAAAATATAGAATTAGAAAATGCTTTCCATCTTATGATCGTTTGATGAATCTTACAGGATGCTCTAGAGGTTATGTTGGAAAAGGAATCGCAAATCTCAAAGAAAATGGTTTTTTGACATCTCAACAGAGAGCAGGAACTAGTGCTATTTTTACAATCAAAACAGAAGTCTACACTGTAGAGACTTCAGAAAATGAATCTGATTCAGAAGTCCACACTGTAGAGATTTATGAAAATGATACTGTAGAGACTACTGAAAAACACACTGTAGAGACTAGTGAAAAACACACTGTGTATAAACATATCAAAAATAATGAACAAAAACAATTAACAAAAACTGTTAACAGATTGATATTATCAGAAAAGCAAAAAACAATCTTAGATCATTTTTGTCAATTCTTTGGATGGATAACCAAAGAAGATTACATCCAAGAACTTGAAAACAAACTTCCTCTTTCCTGTTCTGAATATCTCACAGATGAATTGATCTTGATAGGTGCATACAATCTAAAACGAATCGCAGAAAATAAAGGTGCTTGGACTGGTAATTATTTTATTACAGGAATTGTCAGATGGATTGAAGCAGGCAAAGGAAAATCATCAAAACCTTCTGTTTATATGAGTTCTTTGATAGAGCGTTTACATGAAGAGGTTCTTCCTTTCAAGTCTGAAAAGAAGCAAACCAAAGAAGAAAAACCTTTGAAAATTGCAACAACAAAAGAGGGTCAAGAGGATTTTGATTGGTTGCTAGATCATCTTATCAAACAATATCAGAATCTTCCCTCAGGCCTCAATAGAGATCAACTTATCAATCTCAAAGAATCGGTATATTGTCACGATCTCAATCTTCAAAAAATCAAAACAGCTATAGGAGAATAAAATGAAACACATAGGAAGCAATCTAACAGAATATACAGATAGAGATATTAAAACTCTGCAGGAGCAATATGAAGAGCATAAGAAGAAACTATCTAGTGATCTTGATCTTAATATTGATGATATGGTTATTTTCCGGAAAAAAGAATTGTCAAAGGTTCAAATTGTTGGTAAGATTTTATCAATCTCTGAAAACACATTACATGTCAAGACCTTTATTTCTTTCAAAGGAATCAATGAATTCTATCTTGATATTGGAGAAGTTAAAAAATATGATTCAGTATCGAATAGCAAACAGCATAAAAAAACTTGAAACGATTGAAGATTCTTTGCGCTTCTTTGAATCTGCAAAAAAAGAAGAAGAAGAGTGTCTGTCAAATTTGATCTCGACCTATATGCAACAATGTACAGCAGAAGAAAATCAAGATGGAATTGATAGTCTTGTCAGATATCTATACTGGTATACAGAATTCAAACCATCTCACATCTCTGAAGTAACAGGAATCGATAACAGAACAATCACAAAAAGAGCAGGGGATCTTGTATTCTCTGCTTCCTGTTCTAGATGTCAAACATCCTTTGCAAACAGAAGAACCTCAAGAACCGATCAAGGATCACATCTCTGTCCTGCTTGCCAAAATGCAGATATACTTGATTCTCACAAGGTATTTCTTGAAGATTGGATCGATTCAACTTGGGCTACCCATAAGAATCCAAAGATGGATCAGGGAACATACGCTGCCTATCTTCATTCTCAACACTGGAAGAAAACACGAGGAGAAGCTCTTCAAAGAGCGTCTTATAGATGTCAAGCATGTTCATCTAAAGATGAGATTCTAGATGTTCATCATAATTCTTATGATAGACTAGGAGCAGAAGATCCTTCAGATTTGATTGTACTCTGTAGATCTTGTCATTCAAGGGTGCATGGGAAATGACTTGTCTTGTAAGTACAAAACGCAAAGAGATAGATAATAGCTATTCTGTTCTAGTCACTTGTTTGTCTTGTGGTTATTCTATGAGGGTTGATGCAGAGTTTGATATGATTCTTTGTTTGAACTGTTCTTCTAAGCTGTACAAAACAAAATACCTCTCTCAAAAGGCTTTGATTGAAAGAATCTCACATCTTGAAAAAGAACTGAAGCAAGAACTTGATGCAACTGCTTCAACAGTGATCGCAGGATTCTCTCCTGTATCTCCTTTCACATCGTACAAAAAGAGCAAACAAAGATTGAAACGGATCTCTGCTCTTCCTGGAAAGATAAAAAAAGAAAAAAAATAATACATTATATTGTTTACATTTCCTTTTTATTGTGTTACTTTATATGTAACAACTAACAAAAGGAAAAACAATGATCGAAATAGACTATAAACCAGTTCTAGAAAATAGTACATTCAACTATATAAATGTTGTATCTAGCGCAGGAATCATCATCGAAAGATTCACCTGTAAAGAAACAATGTCAAAGTATCTCGTCACAAATTGTCTTCTTCCTCTCGAATGGAGAGCATATTTTAGAGAACACACAAATGAAACTTTTATTACAGTTTTTGTAATGTAATAACCAACAACCAACTAACAACCAACCAACAGGAGAACAAAATGAAAATCGAAATCGAAAAAATACAAGAACTTATGAAAGATAAATCTCATAATCTTTGGGAGAAATACAACAAAAGAAGATTATATCTAGACTTTGCAAAAATAGTCAATCTTGAAGTAGATAGATATAACACTGGAAACATATCTTCAGCATTTCTAGATGGTGAAAAAATAAGCAATTCAAAGGCTTATAAGTATCTTCAAGGAAAAGCATTCATTGATCTCAATACTAATGTTTTAGAATGTCAATATATGAATTCTGAAATGATCGACAAACTTGAAAAAGCATTATCTTAACCAACAGGAAAAACAATGAACAATACATTATACGAATTTGCGATCGCATGTCTAGAATTCAGAACAGAAATATATATCTTCCTCTTCTCTTCTGCTCTTTTCACTTCTCTCCTCTTGTTTGGAGGTTCGAATGAATAAACAGGAAATCATAGAACACTTGAATAAATACGTAGATCAAATTGTAGAAGAACACAAGTTCAAACTCTTTGATCGATACGTCAAAAGTAAAAAAGTAAAATTTGTAGCTTGTTCTGTTGCTCCAAATCTCGAATATACATTCATGACCGGCAAAACCATAACAGGAGGTCACACTGTGAAAATATTTGATAGATTGGGCAAAAGAGAACCTCAAAGAATAGAATGCAGTTGCGCAGATTGGACTTATAGACTGAAGAAAGAACAGAAGCCTTGTAAACACATTTTCGCACTTATAGAAAGATATCAAACCAAAAGAACAGAATTAACCAAACTCAAAGGAGAATAGAATGAAACTCAATATATATATCAATCGACTTGTAAGAAGCATAGAAAAAGAAATAGGCAAAAAAGAAGCTATGAATCTTTTAGGGGTTCGAAGAGAAACGATCTTTAGATGGAAAAAAAACTACTATGGACTATCTGTAGACAATCTTGAACATATCTCTAGAAAATATTGTGCTGTATTTCCTGGTTCTGATCTCAAAGAAGTGTTTATGCAAGGTTTGATCTGTTTGATGGAGGATCGACTATCTGCTCCAAAGAAAAATACAATTTGAACAATTTGAACAATTTATTGTCAAGTCAATCATAAAAGGCTAGATTATTTCATCTAGTCTTTTTTTATGGGGTTTGTATGGGGAAGAAGAAGCAGGAGAGCATAGGAGAGTATGTAGATATAGATTCTTTGGTTGAATGGGAACATAACCCTAGAATCAACACTGAAGCGATCTCTAAGGTTGCAAGGTCTATAGAGAGATTTGGTTTTGCTTCTCCTATCATAGCAAGAGAAGAAGATAAGATGGTTATTGCAGGTCATACAAGAATAGCGGCTGCAAGATCTCTAGGTCTTCAAACTGTTCCTGTCAGGTTTATGAAGTTGAATAGAACAGAAGCAGAACTCCTTGCGATTGCAGATAACAAACTGGGAGAGATATCTGATTGGGATGAATCTATGCTCAAAGATATTCTTTCAGTACTTCCTGAAAATGATCTTGATGATATAGGTTTTTCAAATGAAGAACTAGAACTTCTTCTTCAAGATGTTGAAGATACAGAAATATCTCCTGAATCTGATAACGCTGTTTATTCTGACGACTATGAAGATGCAGATAATATAGACCTTGAACGGGTGAAAATAGCAGAAGAAGGAGGAATCTATGCTGTAGGGGATCAATATGTTCTATGTGGTGATTGTGTTGAAATTTTGAGGTCTTTCCCTGATAACTCAATAGATAGTATTGTTTGTGATCCTCCTTATGGGATCGGGTTTATGGGTAAGGATTGGGATCATTCTGTACCTACTGAAGAATGGGCTAGAGAATGTTTTAGAGTATTAAAACATGGAGGTCATATTGTTGCTTTTGGTGCTACAAGAGCAATTCATAGAATGGTTTGTGCTTTGGAGGATGAAGGATTTGAGATTAGAGATATGATCAATTGGTTGTACTTTTCGGGCTTCCCGAAGAGCATGGATATATCAAAGCAGATTGATAAGATGAAAGGAGTTGAGAGAGAAGTTATAAAAAAGGATGGAAGAACAGCAAAGAAAGAAAATACATTGGTTAATTTTGGCATGGGCTTTGGTGATTGGGATATAACAAAACCAGCTACAGAAGAGGCTCAATATTGGGAAGGATGGGGTACTGCCTTGAAACCTGCTCAAGAGCCTGCTATCCTTTGCAGAAAGCCTATAGAGAAGGGTTTGAATGTATCAGAGAATGTTTTGAAGTGGGGTACAGGTGCGATAAATATAGATGCTTGTAGATTTGGATTTGGTGATCCTTGTTGGGTAGGAGATCAAAACCCTGTTAGAGATCCAAGACGATCAGATGGGTCTATGGCTTCAGGTACAGATCGATCCGTAACATTACCTGCTAGGGATTATGTTGAGAACTTTGCTCATGATCTAGGTCGTTGGCCTGCAAATATATATCAATGTGCAAAACCTTCAAGATCAGAACGTGAAACAGGACTTGATGATCTACAGAGTAAAAATAGAGGAGAATTCTGTTTAGCAAATCACGAAGGAAAACCAAGAGAACATGCACCTGTGAAAAACTTTCATCCAACAGTAAAACCTACCAAACTCATGGCATGGTTATGTAGACTTCTCACTCCAAAAGGAGGAATCGTATTAGATACCTTTCTAGGCTCAGGGACTACTGGAGTATCTGCTTCTATGGAAGGGTTCAAATTCATAGGTACAGAGATGAATCCTGAGTATTGTGATATTGCTTTACAGAGGATCAAACATGCAACAGGTCATGATATAATAAAGGTGGAAGCAGTTATCTTTGAGGTGAAAAATGGGTAATATCGGAAGACCTTCAAAATTGAATGAAATAATGATCGCTACTCTAGAGAAGGCCTATTCTGTAGGGATGACTACAAAACTCTCTTGTGAGTACGCAGGAGTATCAACTTCTACATTCTTTACTTGGATGCAAAGAGGCAAATATGAAGAAGGAACAATCTATGCTGAACTCTATCAAAGAGTCAAAAAAGCAGAATCATCTCATGCTCTTGCAAATCTAGCCTTGATTCAAAAAGTAGCTAAAGAAGGAACATGGCAGGCTTCAGCATGGCTACTCGAAAGAAAACATGGTTATCAAAAACAACAAGATCCCCTTGTAGAAGTGAATATTGATTCTCGTCAAATCTCTGTGAATCAGTTACTTCAGGAGATACAGAGTAGCGATCAAGAGTTACAAGAGTTGATATCTAGACCTGAGATAGATCTAGAGGAGGAATAGATGAATATATCAGTAAAAAATCAATACTTTGCAAAATGGTTGAATCGAAAGATCGGAGCAAAAGACAAATTCATTCTCAGATTCAACTGGAGATCAAGAGAATTAAATAGATGGTGTAGAGGTTTAAACTTTCCAAAAGCACCTATTTTATCTCAACTTCTCTTTGACTTGCATCTA